AGAAAAGAAATTCCAAGAAAAGAAATTCCAAGAAAAGAAATTCCAAGAAAAGAAAGAAAATAACCCCCATGAGAAGAGACAATACAGAAGAATTAAAAGAGATAAAAATAGAATACCGAAAGAATGGCATAAAAGAAATGCAAAAGATAATCCAAAATATAAGACAAAATTGTGTAATAATTGGATGAATACAGGAGAATGTGAATTTGGATCTAGATGTGTGTTCGCACACGGTCCAAATGAATTAAGACAATCATGTCTCCGTCGTGATAAAAATAAGAAATATACTCCTCCACCACCAATAATTGTATCAAAGTGTAATGGGCATTGTGGTTCGTGGGCAGATAATTGTTTTTGCAATACTCCAGAGATAACTCAAGATGAAATAACTCAAGATAAGTTCTATCAAGACAAAAAAGAAGATAATAAAGTTAGAGAAACATCCAGATATAATTTTGCTACAGATAAACAATATAGAGAAGATAAAGCAATAGAAGATTGGTCAATATATGAATGTATTGAATGGATGATATCTAAAAATATACCATATTATGTTTGCGAACTATTTGTAAAACACGAAATTGATGGCAGTACTATACTCTTATTAACAAAAGAAGATTTGACTAGTATAGGTATAAAAATTGGTATGGCATTTAAATTACTGTATTATCTAAATGAATTTAGAAATGAAATTAAATGTGATTTAGTACCATTTTATAGTTCAGATGCTAAACTAGAAAATATGGAATGTTTAGAAGAAACTATTAGTCCTGTATGGACTCCAAGTACTATCTAATTAAATTTAATTAAAAAAAAAGAAAATTATTATATTTATATTTTTTATGTTATATTAATATTTATATTAAATGTATCTATAAATTTAGATATTAAATAAGCAAAAATTATTAGTATTACTGTATCAACTATTATATTATCTGAATATAAAGCCCTTTCTATTACAAATCCAAATCTATTTAATAATGAAGTCAATTTACTTTCATCTTTTTGACAATATTTTTTACCATCTGTTTCTAAACAAGATAATTCATCTTCACAATCACTATCAGTATTACAAGATTTTGTACATAGTGATACATCATTTTCAGTTACACATATTTGATTATTATTACAGTCACTATCACTACTACATATAGGTGTACAACATATATCAAGGTCTTCACCATCTGGTAGTTCTACATTACATGGTGAAGAATTACATCTAGCAAAACCTGTTTTTTCTGGTATATAATTTATAGGACAACTAACACTAGAACATAAGTCTCTACTTCTAATACTATTTAAAAAATCATTATCATAATCATCAACTAAACTTGCCATATATAATTAATTATTTATTTTTTTTGTAAAATACTGGCAATTTTACTTAATATTAAATAAATAAATATTAATAATATTATTTTCTTATAAACATTTCCATTAATAAAATCATCAAAAAATGAACCGACACTTTCTGTATTAAATAAATTATAATTTACAGTAGGTGAATCTGGTTGTAATAATTGTTCATAAAATTCAATTAATACTTTTGTATTTGTATTTATATTACCATTACAATTATTTTGTTCATAATAACTAGATAAATCTGTTATTTTTTTAACTATTTCTGGTATTCTTGGAAAAATTATATCCATTAATTTTTGTAATTTTTCATTATCTTTATCTGTATTTATATTATTTAAATCAATTTGTATACCAACTACTTCAGTAATTAAGGATATTACAGATATTATACCAGTTGTTACTTCACCTCTACATATATTATCATTAACATTTTCTATCATTCTTAAACATCCATTTATAGAATGGGGACCAATTTCAATAAATCTATCTATTTTTCTAGTTATAAACTCAAAATGTTCATCTCGCCATGTAGGTAATGGATTTTCTAAAATATAATCAAATAATTCATTATCATTCGGAGAAGTATATAACATATCATCAAAACAATTTCTTAAATTTTCATTTGATTCTAAATTTTCTATAAAAAAATCTAAATTATCCGGATATAACTGAGCATTATTTATATCTCTAACATTTATATCTTGTTCAAATAGTTCAGGTGTTGCATTATCTGGATTTTCTAAAAATAAATTAAATTCAATTAATAATATGTATGGTATTTTATCTAAAGTATATGAACTTAACTCACTAAAAACAGATATTGTATTCTGTCTAATTATTGTAGCATATCTTTCAATATTATTTATATTTGCTTCTTCATTTATATTTAAACAATAATTTTCATTTGTATTTGAAAAACATCTATCATTTATTAAATTTATTAAATTATTTTGGTCTATTGTTAATTGTTCATTAGATACTATATCATTTTTTACCACATTATTAAAATTAGTATAACTAGATTTTACAAACATTTTTGTATAATTACTAGTATTTGAACAATTTGCTGGATAATCTTCACCAAATTCAACACAAGGCCAATTATTAATATCCCTTAATCCTCTATATCTATGATATAAAATGCTAAATTCTGAATTTTCATTTCTTTCTGAATATAAATTATTATAATATCTATTAAAGTCTATATTTGGTAATCTCAATTGTCTTGACCGACAGGTACTTAATTCATTATTTGTAAGATCATAATCATAAATACAACCTTCTTTTTTTTGACAATCATTAACCTCTAATTCAATACACATATTTTTATCTATTAAATTACCCATTGTACAATTACTTGATTGAATTGGTGAATCGTCTAAATTTAATGATAAATTTTCACTTGATATTAATTTTAAATCACTACCATCTAAAATTTCTCGATTATATATATCTGGATTAGTTAAACCATATATTTCTGTTTGTGTATATAAATTTGATAATTCTATATCACTACGAATTTGACAACTACTGTTCTCAAATATACATATATCATCATTTGTATTATATAGTTCTTTTAAGTTTGAATTTTGTTGATCACAAACAGTTTGAGTACTAATATTATTACCTTGGGTGTCTAGACTACAAAAATATGTATTTACAAATGTAGTATTTAAATAATTATTTTCAAAACTTTCTCCTTGAAATGGTGTACAACTATAATCACAATTTACCCAACCCAAATTATCATCATTTCTTTTACACGACATAGAATTTAATTCTTGTTTCCATTCACAACCAGAACAATCTACCATTATTATTAATTACATTTATTTTATTTATCTATTTATTTTTTTATTTATCTATTTTTTTTGAGATAATTATACATTTGAGTAACCTGATTTATCCAATCTGGATTCCCAGGTGATTGACAATTTGAACCTCTTAAACCATGTGTCCATATTTTAGTTTTATGATAATTTTCTATATTATGTTTAGTTACAAAATTTGTTTTCGTTGTTGCTAAAAATTCTACTGATATTATAATTATCTCATAATTATTTTTTTGCATATCATCTATTTTTCTCTTTTTATCTGATTCACTAAACAATAAATTTAATTCCCTTTCAGTTATTACTTTTGGACTATCAATTACTTTTAGTATAGAATTATAACCTTTACCCACAATATGCCAAGCAATAATATCACCTTTTTTAATTTTTTTTTTAACTGTTTCATTTTGACCATATGGATTCCAGGTATTTACAAAATTATTATCTACAAATATATCCCATTTATCTATATCTTCTAAATTACCATTCATATACCATACATTACAATCATTCGAAATTTTTAATACATCATTCTTTTCTGTAATTTTTACATTACTATTATCTGTAATTGTTTGAGCATCCTTTTTTTCTGTAATTGTTTGTGTTTGTAAACTTAATTGTCTACCCATATCATTGATATAACTTTTTTTTATATCTATTTCTTCTTTTAATTTATGAATTTCTTCTTTTAATTTATCAATTTCATCTTTTAATTTAATATTTTTTTCTTTTAATTTATCATTTTCTTCTTCATTAATTTCAATGAACTTATCATTTACTTCTGTTAATTCATCATTTTGCTTTTGTAAATCAGTTATAATATGAATAAGTGTATCTTGAGATAATCTTTTTAAATCCATTTAAATCTTTTTTTTTTAATTTAGAAAATATTATATAATATCAAATTTTATTTAATTTATTAATAACACTATTAATAGTATATGAACTATCTAATATTTTTTTAAATTTTACTAATAAATCATTATCTTTATAATAAGTTGATAATATAATTGCATCCATTATTTGTTTTCCTTTGATTCTAAAATCAAAAGTTTTTAAAAATTCTTTATAATTTGGATTATAATTTATAGCATTTATTGTACCACAACTTGTTCTATATGATTTAAAATACTTATTTGGAATATTTTTACTCATTTGTGTTGCAAAATCTTTCTTCCAAGGAGCAATTTGGTACCATATAATTTTATTAGAACAACAACTAAACGCATCTGTAATACTCTGATCTCCAGTTAATAATACATCATCTACACTATATTTAATTAATGATATAAACTCAGGTCTTGGTTTAGGTAAAATATCTCCTCTAATTATCATTGTATTATCTGATTTATTTCCATTCTTTATTACAAATTTTTGTTTATGTTCATCTATCATTACTAAATTTGGATAATTTTTAGTATATTCTTTTAATCTTCTATTTACTGTATAACAAGTACCACTTTGTGGCTCTTGTAAATAACATCTAATAATATCAACTATCCAATCTGGAACAATTACTTGGAATAATTTATGATTGTATTTTTTTGATATCATCTCTATAAATGCTAAAAAACAATAATTACCGTGTACTCCCCAAGAACCTGTGTGTGCTGGACCTGGTGGTTGAATATATATTAAAGCATATGGTGATTTTATTAAATTATGTTTTTTAACATTCATATCTGTTAAAAATATTCCTAAATTATGTTTACCCACACCAGTTGGAAAAGTATATGGACCTAATACATCATTATTATATTCACTTATTGAAAATGTATTATATTTATTAGCATAGGGTATCATCGATTTTAATTCTTCTACATAAAAAGTTCTTTTTGCTATTGGAACAACTACCATTATATCAAATTTTACTTTTGATGTTATTTTTAAATTATAAAACGATGGACAATCTTCCTCTTTTGTTTCTTTTAATCGAATCATATTTTTAACATTTGCTTTAATAGTTTTAAATTTCTCTATATCATTTGTACATATATATACATTAGCATTTGGATACCATTTTTTTAAATAATCATAAAAAGTTTTACAAATAATAACATCTCCAAATCCACCACAAGGTACATTTAATAATCCAATATTAATATTTTTAGAATGTATTTTATTTATTTTTTTATTTAAAAATAAATTCCAAGGAATATCATATAAATCATCATAAATTTTCTTTTTTTTAATATGATTTACTATTGTATCCATATTATTTATAATATATAATATTATATATATAATAAATATATGGATGCCGGAAAATTAATAGGTGAAGGTTCAAAAACTTGTATATTTCAACCAAATTTACCTTGTATTAATAGTGATATAGATATATCAGATGATAAAGTATCTAAAGTTTTTTTAACTGATAAAGTGACACATAATTTAGATGAAGAAATTAGTTTTAATAAAAAGATAAATGAATTACCAAAAAGTAATAAATGGGCGGTAACATTATTTAATAGATGTACAGTTGGTAATTATGCAGAAATATTAAAAATAGAAAAAGACATAAAAAAATGTTTAGAAAATCAAAAAATATCAATAAATGATTTTAATAAAAATAAAACTATGTTATATGGATTATATGGTGGAATTGATATGTATGATCATGTAGATAAATTTTTTAATAATTTTGATGCTAAAATTATTTTTGATTTTTTTAAAAAAACACATAGTTTATTTTATGGATTAAATATTATGAATAAAAATAATATATTACACTATGATATCAAAGGAGGTAATATAGTTTATAGTGATAATAAATATAAATATATTGATTTTGGTATATCTACTACTTTTGATAATATATCAAAAATTAAAAAAAGAGCACTTAGAGAATATAATACAAATAGAATTTATGAATATTATCCATATGAATTATTTTATGTATTTATAAATAAAAATGATATTAGTAAAGAATTAAGAAAAAAACCATTTGTAAATAGAAAACATCACGAACATTTAGAATATATTCATAATGTTGCTTTTAATAGAAATATTAATAATGAAATTATGGAAAATATCAAAGCTATTAAAAACAATAAAATTAAACGAACAAAAGTAATTAAATCAATTGATATATATAGTTTAGGTATAACACTTATAAATATATTAATTGATAGAATTAATAAATATTCATATGTAGAAAATATTAATGAAAATAAAAAAATTATTAATAAAATATTATATCATCCTACTTTATTACCGATTACTAAATTATTGAAAAAAATGACTGAAATATCTTGTAATGATAGAATTGAACCTTACGATGCATTAAAAGAATTAGAAAATATATTAAATTATAATCCCAAATATTAAATGTTTAATATTTAATAAACTTAAGATAATCTTCTGTTTTATAATGTATATCTTTTAATAAATTAAATATATTTCTAGATATATTTTTATAAATAAATATACTAAATTCCATATTATATAAAAATATAAAAATATTAAAATATTAAAATATATAATATGGATTTTAATAAAGTCTATTTAGATGATAATCTATTATATAAAATATATAATTTATTACCATTTAATGATATGATTACTTTTTCATATATTAATCAATATACTTACAATAATTATAAACAAAAAACAAAATATAAAATATTTTTATTTCTTAATAATGATTATAAATTATTCAGAAAATGTTTACAATTTTATAAATACTCAATAACAGAATTATATTATTTAGGTAAATATAGTATTAATAATATTAATTATGTAACTAGATATGATAATGATGATATACACTATTATGATTTAAGATTTATATTTGAATTAATTTACAATAAATTTAATTACAAAAATATACCAATTAAAGATAAATATCTGGTAGAAGCAATTAAATACATAAAAAAATCTATAAGTTTTAATCGTTTTGAAACTATATATAATATTAGTAAATATCCATTATTACACTCCTTGTCTTATATGTTTACTCCCAAAACTAAATGGGTATATATCTAACTAGTCTTACTATTTTCCTTATTTTTTATCCAATTATCAAAATTATTCCATTTAAATCCAGTAGTCATATTTCTATGTGCTATCATAGCAGGTAACCATCCTTTAGATTCAGCTGTATCAAACCAAGTTGTTAAATTCTTTGCTTCTGCACGTTCAAGTGTAATATGATAACTTTTGTCTATAAATTTTCTCATTTTAGGAACATTTTTAATTTCGGGAAACA